ATGATGAAAAAAGAACGAACGATCGGTTTAAAGCAAAAGCAGAAATGTGTCAAATGGCACTGATCGCCGAGCTTTATGAAAACCGTAATCAAGGCGGGCGAGAACCGAAAGATTACGGTTTTACCGTTCGAACAATGATTACACAAATGCAGTATTGGGGTGGTGGTTAAATGCTGATTGGTAAGCTTGACAAGCAAATAACCATTTTAAAACCGATTGATGTTCCTGACGGACAGGGCGGCCGTAATCGTGAATGGGTTACGGCCTTTATGCCTTGGGCAAGTATTAAAGTTCCCCGCAGCTCTGTTTTAAACGTTCAAGGGGCGGTTTCGTCTGATTTAACATATGAAATAGTTTTGCGGAGGGACAATCAAATCGTTCCGGGCTGGCGTGTACTGCACGAGGGAAAGACTTTCAATGTTTTGCATTCGTATGACGGGTATGATAATGCCACAGTTTTACAGGTGCGAGAAATTCAAAAGAGGTCTTAAAAATGAAAATGTCTGTAGCAGTTGATATTAAAACGGTTAAAGCGATCATGCAGAATCACAAGATATTTGATCAGAATGTACAGAAGCAGCTTGAAAAAATTACAAATCGGAGCTTAGGGAAAATATCCCGGGGGGCGAAACAACGTGTTAGCAGCCGAGGCGTTAGGGTGAATTCCGGCGGTAGAAAACTGGATCTGAAATCAAGGATTACTGTACAACGGGCGAAGTTAAGCAAAGGTCGCGCCGGTGGTATTGTTTGGAGTAAAGCCCCGCATTCTCATCTTGTGGAATTCGGTACGAAATCGCACCTTCTTGTTCCGGAAGGTAAGACTATAAAAATCGGCGACAACTTTGTTTCCGGGCCGATCAAACACCCCGGATCAAAGCCGAAACCATTTTTGCAGCCAGCGTATCTTCAGGAACGTAAAGTTTATATTGATAATATCAAAGCCGCAGTACGAGCAGAAACGGAGAAAAAACGATGAAAAGAATACCGCTGAATTCCATTAGTGCTGCTGTTTATACGCGTCTTACAGAATATCAAGACGTCCCGGTTTATGATGACGTGTCCCCGAGGGCTGAAGCCCCTTATATTACTTTCGGGTTATTTACCTGTAAGGAAGCGGGGACTAAGGTCAACGACATTGTCGATGTAACATTAAACATTGATGTTTGGAGTGAGTATCAGGGAAAAAAAGAGGTCAATCAAATTGCTAATGACATAATAACTTTGTTATGTGCAGCTGAATTTGATTTATCAGAAGACGGGTTTCATCATATGGGAACAACGATCGATTATTTCGAAGCGTTCCCGGAAGATAATAACGGTTATCATGGTGTTATAACCATGTTAGCAAAAATACAAAATAAGGAGTGAATATAATGCCAATTACAAATTTACCTGTGAATCCTAATAGCGCAGACGCGTCTTTGGGTAAAGATTATTTACTTTATGTAAACACAGGATCAGTAGACACCCCCCAGTGGACACCGGTCGGTGGTCAACGTAGTACATCTTTAGGTAGAACTGCTGATGAAATCGATTGTTCTCATAAGACTACAGGCGGTTGGAAAATTACAAAAGCAGGCTTACGCTCTTGGAGCATGGAGCTTGAAAGCATTGTTGTCTTGACCGATGAAGGCGCGGCCGCAATGGACTATGCTTTTGAAAACGGTGTAGAAGTAAACTGCAAATTCGTATATCCGAATGGTGACGAGTTTATCGGCTGGGGAAGTGTAACCGATTACAGTATGGAAACACCACATGACGATGTCGCAACTATCAGCTGTACTATTACCGGTAACGGTAAGTTAGAAAAACAATAATTTTAAGCGGGCGATCTTGCCCGCTTTTCTTTTTATAAGGAGGATTTAAAACATGAGAAAAACAGTATCATTTGAATTATTCGGAAATAAAGAAGATTATTTGACTTTGAACATAAAGGATCTCATGACCATCGAATCTATAACGGGATTGTCGATCATAGAAATTTTCAGAAACTTTACGCACGGAGTATATACACTTACGTCAATTTATCAAATATTACCTGTCGCTTATAATGAGTGTGCTAAAGACAAAGAGGAAAAACAGACTGTTGCTAATCTTATTGATTCCGCACTTGAAAACGGAGTGTCGATTACAGACTTTGGTTTGCCCATTATGAAGGCGATTTTGGAAACAGGTATCTTTGGAAAAAAGCAGGAACAGAAAAAACCTGCTCAAAAGAAGAATACAAAACAAACGAATCCGGCAGAGTAAAACTGTTTTCTGCGACAGAATGGTTTAATGGTATTGAAGCTGCGGCTTATGGATTACTCAATCTAAAGCCCCGAGAATTAGAGCAAATGCAGCCACAAGAGATTGAAACGATGTTCGAGGGGTATAAGGTCAGTACAGACAGGAAAAACGCTGTAGCGGCTTATTTTGCGTACTGGCTTGTTGCCCCTCATGTGAAAAAGAATTCGGTTACGCCTGAAAAAATACTGAAGCCTTTGCAGGATAGAAAGAAAAAAAGTCGTCAAGAACTTTTAGATGAAAAAGAATATTTCACTAAACTTGCACAGAAAGGAGGGTGATACTATTGGGTACTGTCGGGAATATGAATGTAAAACTCGGCGCAGTCAATACTGATTTAAAGAAAGGTTTGAAAGAAAGCGAAGGCCTTATCGAAAGTACAGTTTCGAAAATCAACAGTATGCGAGGTCAGTTATTATCTATTGGTGCGGTTGCAATGCCTGTCGCGGCAGTTAGAAATTGGGCGGCCGCAGTAAATGACCTTGAAGATAAAACGAATATGTCGGCTGAAAGTGCAAGTCGTTTATTAGCAGTTGGCGAATATGTCGGTCTTGCTACTTCAGATATGTCTGACGCTATGGCGAAGATGTCGAAGTCTGCTTACACTGCTGCGAAATCTATAGAAACCGCTGCGACGTCCGGGAATGAAAGCATGGACGTATTTACAAAATTCGGCATTCAAATATTGGATACTAACGGCAGATTATTGTCAGCAGAGCAAATATTGACCAATGTAACAAATGAACATCGGGCAATGGCTAACGGCGTAGAAAAAACAGCGATGGAAATGGAGATTTTCGGGCGAAGCGGTGCAAAACTTAATGACCTTTTAAATCTTACAGAAAGCCAATTTCAAGAAGTTTATAGGTCTGCTGAAAAAACAGGTCTTGTTTTAGATCATAAGACTACACAGGCTTTTGAAGACGCAGAGTTCGAAATAAACGCTTCAAAACAAGCCTTAAGAGGACTTGCTGTCAGTATCGGGGCGCAGATGTTACCACAGTTTCAAGCTTTAGCAGAAGGGACGCGCGATGTTGCTCGCTGGTTTGCAGAGTTGACGCCTGAACAAAGACAAAACGCGGTTGTGGCGTTGGAGGTAGCAGGAGGAGCAGCGGCTGTTTCAATCGCTGCACAGGGTGTCATAGCTGTCGCTGGCCCGTGGATAAAGGCTATAAAAGACGTGGCACTTGCCTATGAAGCTTTGAAGCTTGCTGCGTTAGGTGCGGCTAAAACCGCCGCTATTGTAGCAGGGGGCGCGACTATGATTGGCGCAGCAGTAGGGGCTGCGACAGTAGGTGTTTATTCGTATGTTAATGATGTAAGCTCTGATGAAATAATACGTCGCTATACCGGTAAAAATGAAAGCAATGTCAATAGCAGCGATGATTATGACAAAGTTAGTGCTGACTTTGATCCTTATGGTTCGACAGTGGAAGCAGCCAAGTTTGCGAAAAAGAATCAAAGGGACACTACCCCGGGAACACTTAACTTCGGGGGATCGGGTGGTCGAGGTGGGGGTGGAGGTTCTTCTAAAACTCCCCGAGATACGTCAGTGCAGGACGCTCGGGAATACCTGGCTTTGTTTGACGATGCTACACAAAAAGCCGAGAATTTTAAAAGTACTTGGGATTCTATCAAAGGCGATAGTGATAATTCATTGTTTGGCAGGGTTGATGAACAAGTAGCGAAGGTTGAGCAGGCATATTTGGACGCCCAAAATGCAAGGCTGAAAGCCGAGCAGGACGGTAATGCCAAGTCTGCTGAACTTTTGGCAAAAACCGAAGCAGAGCGGCTGGAACTACTTCGACAAACGCAGGCAGAAGCCGATTTGATAAGAGCGGATTCGCTCAATAAATATAAAGATGCCGCGCAAAAAAACAATGATGAAATACAGCAAAACGAGCAAGCGCATCAAGCGTTGCTGCTGGCAATGGTTCAGGGACGATTAGAAGCCGAGGACGAAGCTAGGCTTGCCCAGCTCGAAGCTAAAGCCGCTGAAAATTTGCAAGAGCAGGAAATGATGCAGGCGTATAACGATTGGCGGATGGAAGCCGAACAAACCTATATGGACTTTGCGCTTGATGCGGCAAATATGCTGAAAGAAAACCTTTCGTCAGGCATTGCCGATGCCATTGTAAACGGCAATAAGTTGAGCGATGTTTTTAAAAACACAGGCAAACAAATAGCGCAGATGTTTATTCAATGGCAAATTAGCCGCCTGATGGCTGATGTTTTATCAGACAAGCTTCGTACAAAGGAAATCGCTAAAAACAAAGCGTTGGCAGCCAGTTTGGTTGCGCCTGCTGTACAAAAGTCTATCGCAGAGGTCGGGCCGGTCGCTGGGCCGATAGCATATGCAACTGCGACAGAAACGATGATGAGTAGTGGCATGAGCAGCGGGGCGTTTGCTACTGGCGGCGTTATTACAGCACCGATGTTCGCGCTGATGGGTGAAGGAAAGAGCGATGAGGCAGTTATACCACTTCGAAACGGTATATTTGCCGATTTGCTCGGGATTGATCCTGATACGTTGGGAGGCGGTGGAACAGTGATCGAGCAAAACATTTACGGCGATATTAACAGCGCGGCAGATGTCAACGACTTGTTCGCAGCACTCAATGACATAATAGCGTCCGGAAGAAGGGGGTAAACATGGATCGTAATATTTTTAAAAACGACGGCAGACTAAAAATCATAAAAAACGATCGGGTTTATGTTTTGCCGGACGGTTGGGAGCTTGACGACGCAGGCAGTTATGATTTTTCTTTGAAGTTACAGGACAGGGCTTTTGCTCATGGTAGTTATGCCGTAGGCGACGGCTATGTAAAAGGGCGCAGTATAAAAGTATCGTTCGATTTGAAACGTGAATCCGAAAAAGATCATGATCAAATAGTCAATGAAGCTTATCAGGCCTTTGCTCAAAGGGATTATGTTTTACACACTGGTCGTCCTGATCGTTGTTTCAAAGTCGCTGGAATCAGTAAGTTGAAACACAAGTATCAAAAAGGCTTTAAGCAAAGGTGGAGCGACATTGAAATATCATTGTTGCTTGCAGATCCTTTCAGATATGCAACGGCTTCTACTTTGCGAAAGACAGTCTTTGAAGAACTTCAGAGCGGTACGGAAATAAGTATCCACAGCGAAGCGTCTGTAGACGTGCCTCTGATTTTTACTTTCAGACCATTTGAAGGACAATCCATGCCGGATATTTCTATCGTCCATGTGGAAAGTGGCGAAAGTTTCAGACTGCGGGACACTCTTTTGACAGCACCAGCGGCGGCTGTAGTTAATGGCGAAACTGGTACAGTAAGACGTGGTTCAGCTAACAGTTTGAATACTTTTTCAGGGCTGTTCTTACACGCTGCCCCGGGACGAAATACATACAAATATACCGGGTCAGCTGGCGAAGTTGATATACAGTTTACTGAAAGGTGGTTTGTATGAGTAATTTACTTTACGGACTGCGCCCACACGGTAGATTTATACACGCGGCAAATATCATGGACGACGGTTCGAATGTCACGCCGGACGACTTAATCGGTTATA